AGTGATAAAGAATGATTCTGGTAGACTATCAGATTAAACAGTGTATTGACTATGGAAACCTGATTATTACACCATTTGATGAAGAGAGTGTAAATCCCAATTCATATGACTTACACCTTTCAAATCAGTTCAAATATTACATTAATAACGGGCAGATGATTGATCCGTATGATAGGAATACAATTCTCTACGGACATGAAGTAATTGAAGGTAACACCTTTACTATTCAGCCTGGAATGTTTGTGCTTGCTGTTTCACAAGAGACTATTACCTTACCTAAGAACATTGCAGCAGCATGTGAAGGGAAATCATCTCTTGCTCGCCTAGGTCTTACCATTCATCAGACTGGAGGATGGATTGATGCAGGTTTCGGTGGAACTCTTACGTTTGAACTCTACAATGTAAATAATCGTCCTATTCGCCTCTACAGTGGTATGCCGATTGCACAGTTAGTATTTTTCGAGGGTGAAACGTGTAGAGTGGGTTATAATGAGAAATCATCTTCCAAATACAAGAATCAGACAGGTGCAACACTTTCCCGTTATCATCTTACTAAGGTGTAATAACCATGAAACTTCTTTTTAATTATTCTGATTTTCACACTTTCCCTCACAATGTTTGTTTCTCTACCTTACGCCTACTCCTCAATGACAATTTCGATGGTGTCTACAAAGATACCAATGGTAAACTCATTGCAGTCTTTGATTATAATGAAACAGAGCGTGAACAACGTATTATCCGTTCTGCATCCTCATTCTTACTAGTTTATGATTACGATTTGAAGTATTACACAGAGATTGTTGATTCAGTAGATAACCTTGAATTTGTCACTAAAACGTGTGGTGTTGACTATGACTAACATGGATGTGCATTACTCATCAAAAGATATGGAATGGGAAACTCCGCGTGATTTATTCGACGCATTGAACGATGAATTTAATTTTACGCTTGATCCGTGTGCAACATCACAGAATGCAAAGTGTTACAAGTATTACTCTATTGAGGATAATGGATTATACAAAGATTGGAGTAAAGATATAGTCTTTATGAATCCTCCTTACGGTAAGGAAATACCACGATGGGTAGAGAAGGCATACAATGAGGCATTATGTGGTGCTACTGTTGTTTGTCTCATTCCTGCTCGCACTGATA